TAATCTTTCTGGTGATGGACCTTTTGCTGCAGCCATTTTAGCTAATAATGGAAGAGCAAATTGTAGGTTAAAACCAACAGATTTTAATGCTAAAGCATATGAATAAGTGTCTTTAGTTGTGATTGGTGAAACAAGAGCAATATTTCGAATTAATTCTATTTCTTTAGCAGCTTCAGCAGCATTTTTGGACATAGCCATCATTCTTGCATTCATTGATTCTGCTTCAACTGATGCATTGAACATTTCTTTACCTAAATTTAAAAACTTATTAGGTAAATCAGTTATCCAGTTACCAATAGCAGTACCAATAGCTGTTGAAGCAATTGATGAAGTGAATGACCTAGCTTTTTGAGCATTATTTTCAAGAGCATCACCAACTTTATTGATACCTGAAACAACGGAATCAACACCCTCAGTTTTAAATTTTACATTTGCTTCTGCCAAAGTCATTGCTATCTTGCTCCAAATAATGTTTTAAGAAGGCCAGAGGCATTTTCAGCCTCTGACTTTTCTATTTCTCTTGCCACAAACGCAACTTCAGCGATTTGGTCTAAAGTTAAATCTAGTTCTTTCGGATGCCTGTGCAAATACCTTACGCTATAATAAAGTACTTGAGCAGAACATCCGATTAGTCGTTTTTTGCTTCTGTTACCTTATCTTCTAAATTGGTAGGAAAAGCATTTAAAAACTCAGCTAATACATAATAAAAGCATTCTTTGTTATCTTTAGCAAGTTGTCCAAATTCATTGTATGCATTAATAGAATCACCATCTTCTGGTTTAATCACATAACACTTTGCTAACAATGCTACTTGATAGAGCATTGCATCTGGATATTTTGGAAACTTAATCTTTAATTGCTTGAGCAGTTCATTATCAGGAAATAATGCTGCTGCTGTAGGCTCATTAAACTCTAAAACGCAAGGCTCATCTGTAAATTGCTCGATGTCAATTTTTACAGATGGCCTTAACGCTACTTTCTTAACTTTTGAAATTGCTTTAATCATATATATATTTTACAGTTATCAGGAATATACTGTCGTAAATCCAAATGCACCTAATTTAATGGTTGCAGTTTCCATTTCAACATCGCCTGGAGCGTATGTTAATGAACTGTCAGTAATAAGTCCTTGATAAGTGAGAGTACTTCCTGCACCACCTGGATTGATGGTAACTTTGCAGAGATATCCTGTTTTATATGCAAAAACTGGACCATTTGCTTCGTCAACATAAAGTTCAAGGTCAAGAGTACCAGTAAGACCAGTAGTGAAAGTGGCTTCTGTTTCTGAACATAAAGTTGTCAAATCAACTGTTCGTGCAGTGATAGTAGCCTTAACACTCTTGGCTTGGCATTCGAAATTAGCAGTTGGAGCACTTGGAATACTTCCTGCTCCACCTGTTGCTTGAGAATCAGTAGCAATACTGATTTCAACAACGGCTTCTGAAACTAAAACTGGTTGTGGCATAGTAGTTTTATCCTTTTTAAATAGCAGTATTGAATCTATACAATAGACTCAACCCATAATCGACTCTGCCATCTGAACCTATTTCAAACGGCTGATCAGTATCGTATCTCTGGCTTAAAAATGTTAAACCAGAAGCAGTCACAGTTTGTTTTCCTAGAAGTACATCAACTCTATCAATAATATCTTTTACTCTTGAGTAAGATATGCTTCCATTTTTCTGATCCCATACTGTTATTCTAAATAATGGAATAGTGTAATATCTATCTCCACATAAAACAGTTTGATCAGAGCCATCACTACCTAATCTTGAATAGACAATGTAAGGTAATTGAGGCATTTGTTGAGATATAGGGTCTTTTTCTGGTGCTACTTCCAAATAAACTCCCTGCTGATAATTCGGAGCTTTAGAACCAGATAATAACGCAGCTAAAGTAACATCTGCACTTAGCGTGTCATATATCCATTTGCTTATAATTAATGGTTCAAAACTCATTTCTTTAATCCATTTAACTTATCAATAAACCACTTTTTTGTCTTTAAAAATGCAGGAATGATAAATGGCCTTGGTCTCATCTTACTAGTGCCAAATTCTAAGTAAACTGCATAATCTTTTTCAATAGAAACAGTGGCTTGATTTCTATTTTTCTTTACTTTAATGCTTCTAACCAATGCTCCAGTGTTATTTGCTGGAGCTTGACCTGGAGCTGAAGATTGATGACGTTTTCCATTAGAATAGTATTGCTCACCGGATTTTGCACCGGTGAGAATACTTTGTTTCATATTTTCTGCCATCACTTCTGCAGCTTTATCTGAAATTTCACTTGCTTGTTTAATCAAGTTATCAAATTCTGCTTTATTGATTTTTAAATCTATAGAAGCATTTATCATTAGAGTGGTCTTACCAATATTTCGAGAGGACCAAGCTGTACTACTTCAGCTCCAGCGGTAAGTTCTACTACAAGAGTATATCTACCAGTTGTTCCAGTAACATCAGTATCAATATCGAAACTAACGATACCACTAGATGCAAAGTCAACAGTTGGAGTGTAAGTGACAGTTAATGCTCCAGATACATCGTAAACATTGATTGCAGCTGTATATCCAGTTACGTTAAATGGTTGTCCAAAGCCATCTAAACAGTTAAGTTGAATGGTTTGAACACTTTCAGCAAGAATATCAATTCTTCCATCAGTTCCTTCAGCAATAGAAGTTAATCTATAAGGACCATTTACGATAGTAACAACACTTCCAGAAACAGAAGCATCATTCAAGACAGCTCCAGCAGTACCAGAAGCAGTGATAGCAGAGATATTGTAGTTCCAAATATCACCTGCAGTTGCTCCAGCACCAGATGTTAATGTTCTAGTGTTATTTGTCCATACAGTGTTAGCAATACCTGACATTGAACCAGTAGTTACAGAGACAGGATTGGTAACACTAGTAACAGTATCAGCAATTCCACCTGTAATAGTTCTAGAAACATTTGACCATACTGTATTTGCAATAGCAGCTTCTGTTGGAGGTGCAACATATGAAGAACTTGCTAATCTACTTGAAACAGCAACATCAATTCTTCCAGTTACAGTTGAAGTAAGTCCAACATCTGAAAGTGAAGAATCAACTTCAGTTCCTACTTGAGCTTGAGTTAATGTTGAAAGACCAGATTGAACAGCATTAACACCAGCAGTTGATAATGCATATCCAGTTTTATCATTGTTAGTAGAAACAGTAACACCATTAGTTACATTATTAACAGTATCAGCAGTACCACCAGTAATTGTTCTGGTGCCATAAGACCATACGTCTCCAGCGGTAATGCCTGCTCCACTAGCAGCAGTTACAAGGTTAGCTTCTGCAGTATCAGTGTTAGAAAGAACATATGACCATACATCACCTGCAGTAATACCACCACCAGATGTTAATGTTCTTGTTACATAGTTCCATACACTTCCTGCGGTACCAGACATTGAACCAGTTGTAATATCAACAGGATTGGTTACTGAGCCTACACTTCCAGAAACATTTCCAGTAATATTGCCAGTAACATTGAAAGTTTGAGAACTAGATAAAGAATAACCAGTTTTATCGCCAACTGAAGTGACAATACCACCAGTAGTAGTTCTTGTAGCATAGGACCAGACATCTCCAGCAGTAATTCCACTACCTGAAGTTAATGTTCTAGTAGCATATCCCCAAATATTAGCTTCTAATGTTGGTGAAGTTGTATTTGTATTTGCACCTGTTGCTTGGTCATCTGCATTTCCAAGAGTAGCATCTGCAGAAACACCAGAAGATGTTAATGTATAGTTCCATACATCACCAGCAGTAATACCAGAGCCAGTGGAAGCATTAGCAAGGTCATAACCAGCAGAAGGTGATGTGTATCCAGATACATCTGTTGACCATACAGTTCCAGCAATACCTGTCATAGAACCTGTGGTAATAGAAACAGGATTTGTTACACTTGTTACTGTATTGGCTAAACCACCAGTAATTGTTCTTCCTTCAACACCAGTATATGTCCAAACATCTTGTGGAGTTTGGTTTGCAACATAAGTTTCAATATTTCCAACAGTGAAGTTAGTATTTGTTGCATAAACAGCTGCAGAGTTTGTTCCACCAAAACCAGTAATATTAAAACTCCATACGTCTCCAGCTGTAATTCCAACTCCACCACTAGCTGCTTGAGTTAAATCATATCCAGCAGAAGGTGTTAAGTAAGTAGATACATCAGTTGACCATACAGTGTTAGCAATACCAACCATAGAAGGCGGACTTACTTCTACTGGGTTTGTGATAGAAGTAACAGTATTAGCTAAACCACCAGTAATCTCTCTTGTTGCATAAGACCATACTTCTGCAGGTGTATTAAGAGTAGCACCATTTCCTGCAGTTATTAAATATCCTGAAGCAAATGGTGGAACAGTACCAAAACCAGCTGAATCAATATCAAAATCCCAGATATTAGAGCGGATTTGAGATGCACCTGTATTAGTTTGAGCATCTACAGCAGCAGTTTTAGCAGTTCCAAGAGTTGTATCTGCAGAATCACCAGAAGATGTAAGAACATATTCCCATACATCTCCAGCTGTAATTCCAACTCCAGCTCCAGAGTAAACGTTAAATGCAGCAACTTGAGCAATAGCATCATAATCTCTACATCCAACTGCAGTGATATGAATACCAGCAAGACCTAATGTAGCAACTTCAGTAGGATCAAATTCATAATAATATTGACCATAACCAGCTTCTGCTATGGTTCCTGCACCACCAGCAAAAGCTCCACCATTAATATTAACATAAGGAAATATTTGAGTAGATGCTAATCCTGTTTGAGCAGTTGTACCAGTAGCAGCATCAGTAAGAAGAATCGGAACTCTTCTTAATGCAGCTGTACTTTCATTTTGTAAGACGTAAAACATTTATTTTCTCCGTGAAGTTGCTAATTTATTATCCGTTAAATCCTTGTCCGAATTGTCTACCGCCTACATTTGAAGTTGATGGAGGTGGACCAAAATATCTACCTTCAGTAGCATTATATAAATCTAAAATATCTGCATCTGAAAGATATGAGTTGTAAATCCATTGTTGTGATATAGAAATTTGGAATTGACTGTCTCCAAATTTAGTACTGTTAATAGCACCATATGAATTTGTTCCAGAATATTGAATATCAGTAGTTACAGCACCACCATAACTACCAGCACTATCAACAGCTCCATTCAAATAAGTGATAATTTGAGCAGTATTTGTACCAGTATCTTTCTTTATTGCTACTAAACACCAAGTATTAATAGGTTGTTCAGTAGCAGAATAAACAGCAGCTCCAGAAGTATTAGTAGCACATGCAATTCCAACTGTATTTGGAGTTCCACCATAAAGTGCTATTTGTCTGAAGTTATTTCCACCACTATCAGAACCTACTGCAGCTAAAGCATTAAAACTTGTTCCATAAGAAAAAGCATTAATTTTAATCCAACCAGCAATAGTAATAGGACCTGTACCTGTTGGAACAAGTTGAGTATTAGCTTCTATACTTTGAGTAGTTAAGTCTAATGATCCAACTGTTCCACTATAAACAGCTCCAGAAGAAGAAATATTCCAAACTGTTGATGGACTAGCTAAATCTTCAATAAGTAAGCCTGATCCTGGATAACAAAGCGGATCCTGTAAGTCAATATATGAAGCAAAACCTGAAGGTATAGCCATTATCTATTCTCCCTCTCAAACATTTCAAATCGTGTCTCTAAACGTGTCAAATTCGTGTGTAATTCCAGTTGATGTTTATCTAATGTGTCAACTTTATTTACTAATTTCTCAAAAGATTTCTCAAAACCTTCTAATTTGCTTTGTAAACCTGCTATCTTTACTTGCATATTCACAAAACCACCAACAATTAAAATACCATTAGATACTACACCTAATATTAAATCAGCCCAGTTGATGTTTTCCATTAGTTATAGTTAACCTCTACTTTAGCAGTTTTAAAAATTCCTTGTGTAACGCAGTCATCAACACCAACAACTAAAAAATATCTGCCAGGAATAGCATCATTTACTATATTAATCCTATCTTGGAACTGTACATCTTGAGCATCTGGAAATATAAAATAATATTCGTCTTTATTTGTAATTCCACCGCCAATAGGTTCTTCTTGATATTGTCTATGAGTTAATCTTGCTTTAACTGTGGCAATAACGGTGTAATCTGTATACACTCCACCATATTCATCAGTCCAGCTTTCAGAACGTAAAATTTGTACTTCATCAGACATCATATAAAAGTTAGATGCTGCTCTGAGTGTATTTAAAAGAGATGGTGGTGTAGGCATTAAAGTATTCCAAATGACCTAAATTTTGATGCTTGAGAGTGGCAATGTTCGATTAATTTATTTAAATCAACCTTCGTAGCACCATCATCAGTATTTAAAAGATTTGCTGCTATAGATGCTTTTCTCATCCATCCTTCTCTTGCTGCAGCTCTTACATCATAAATTTCTTGTTGAGTAAAACCAGCATCTCTCCAAGTTAAAGGATATTCATCAGCTGGAACTACACCATCTTGAAAGTTTTGACCGACAGCATAATTAATTTGAGGAAAATTAGGCTCAATAGTACCAGAAGTACCAGCGATAGTACAGTTATAAACACGTCCATTAGGGTTAGTAGGAACAATTTGGTCTCCGACAACATAATTGGTAGAAGCTGTCCAAGAACCGAATCTTTTATGCTCATCAATTAACTCTCCCAAAGCATTAGAATCAAGCTCTGGAAATGAATCAGCTTGGACCATCCAGCTTAGTTTTTTTATTGCTTGTAATCTTGACAATGGCATAGTTTAAATCCTCGAATTATTTCTAATATATTTTTACGATATTAATCAAAAGAGAAAAAAAAGACCAGATTTCTCTGGTCTTTTTTCCATCTTAATGATAAGATTAGTTGTTAGCAGCAAGAACTGCAACAGAACCACATACAGTTTGTGTTGGTAAATCGTGGAATTGGAACCCGAAGCGCTCTGTAGCTCGGAAGTAAATGGAGTCTGAAATAAATCCAGCTTGATCAGATACTTGGATACGAAGATCACGTCTTGAACCCATGATAGAACCAGTCTTGAGGTTACCAAACAATGCAAGTGGAGTGTCAGCTGCAGGTGTTGGATCCTTGCTCATAACTTGGGTGTAAACAACTGGGTAACCGAACAATGTTGGGTTTGGTCCAGGTGCAGCGGTAAGATCAAAGAAACCATTACCATTAAGAGCATCGAGATCATTACATACAACTTGTTGGAAGAATGCACGGTTCATATAGAACTTTGCATCAGCTGTATCTGCATAATCAGGGATAGCTGCAGTAAGTTTTCTAAGGTCTGCAAGAGTAACTGCATTCCAGTCGCCAGTAACGTCAGCACCAGTGTAAATCCAGCCTGCGTTTGCACCACCGTTAACAGCAGCAATTGCATTAACGATACCAGTGATACCACCGTAAGTTGCAGTACCATCACCAAGAATACAAGCTAAGTCTTCGTTGTATGCCATTACATAAGCCATATCTTCGGCTAATGCTGCACCAATGTCAACAATGGAGTCTTCTTGAAGTTCTGAAGAAACTTGAGTAAGGATAGCAAGCTTCTTTGCAAGGACTTGAACATTGCTGAAGGTGATTTGGGATGCAGTGATGTTGGTATTTTCAGCTGGCCAGTAAGCAGTGGTGGAAGCAGAGTTCTTTGGAACATTCAAGTTGTCAGAGCTCATACCCATTACACGAGCGTTTTGGCGAACAACACCAAACTTATCACGAAGGAAGATAACTTCACGAGCAAGAACCTGTGGAACTAAATATCCACCGTCTGCATCGGTTGCTTCGTTTTGACCCTTGGTATAAAAACCATTCTCAACTAACCATTGATGAGCCTTCTTGTCATTACGGCCAACCATCTTAGCCATCATACCAAAAGCATAACCCATCTTTTCTTTTTCAGCACGAGTATCTGGGGAGAAGTGCTTTACGTTGCCAGCAGAACTAGCACCAGGAAGAATAATATCGGACATTTTTTTAACCTCTACGTTTTCAGTAGCAACAGGAACTTCAGCAAGAGCTTTAATCATCTCTGCTTTCTCTTCAAGTTGCTTATTTTCATTGATAAGTGCTTTAGCTGCATTTGTATCTGCATCTTCAGCTTCAAGGATTTCGGTAGCCTTAATCGCATTTTCTTTGATTTTGGCTTGGATTTCTTCAAGTGTCATTTTTTTTACCTTTAGTCTTGTACTTCGACTTA